AACCCTTGGGTTGCTGCCGCCGACACCACCAAGAAACCTATCATCAAATTCACCAACAAGCTGCCTTCCCTTGTTAAAGACATTAACAACCCCTGCCTCTGCCTCTTGCGGGGTTAGTGCTGCGGCTCCGAGTATGCCAGCTCCCATTGCTGCGCCTGTATAGCCGTATTCATGGGGTGAATTGCCATCTGTGCGAAGCCTCTTAGCTTGAGTCTCGCCCTTTAATATCTTGTACTCACCTAGCCCTTCACCATGCTGCCTTGCGTATGTCTCGTTAGCCGTAACCCAATCGCCGGGAAAAATCTCATCTGGAGCATCGTTTGGCACAGCCCGGTACATAGTCACAGGTGCCTCCGGTTTCCCTCTAACAGCGTTTATCACATCAAAGGATGGGTTATCTAGCTTTGCATCTCCATGCCCGTAATATCTCGGCCCGTTACGGCTGTATATGTCATCAGGATACGTTTGCGTCATATCGTGTAATGGAGCGTGATACTCAGGATCAATAGGGGCGGTATGCCCTCCCCGATAACCAAAATCAGGCAGTGATGAGTCTCCAGCATTCCTGACCAGCGCATCAATAACGCTTCCGCTTTCAGGTACGGCCCCAGAGTCTGCCTTTGCCGCTGAAATTGCGTCATCAAAATACTCAAAGTTGCCAACCTTTTCGCCGGTCTTTTTGTATAGCGTTAAACCGCCGTCAGCAAGATCATTAACATAATAACCAAGCCTAGCCAGTTGACTTACAACGCCAGCTTCAGCAGGCTGACCAGATAGTGCGGCTCCCATCCCTACAAGAGCAGCAGCGCCTGTAGATGATGCAAGTAGGTTTGAGCTAGTGCGCTTGGCAGGGTCAAATTGAGCGTTGACTGAGCGTATGTCTTTAGGGTTAAACACTGCTAAAGTATCTAATACGCCATCTGAGCTTTCAGAAAGCCGCATAGCGTCATAGCCTTTTGATTCTAAAAAATCCCTAATTTCTTTGTTTTCATATTGCAGGTAATTGCCGCTTTTTAAATATTCATCTGTATTTAAGTTGCGCTCATAACCTTGCGTTTCTTCTAAAAAATCCCTTACTTCTTTCCAGTCTTTATTAGGATTAAATATTTTTTGCACTTTAGTTCTAACAGGGTACACCGAACCATGTATTTTATTTGCAAGAGGCCCAGAATTAAGTTTTTCTAAATATTCGGCACTCATTTTATCGTAAGCAGCAACCCACTCAGGACTTGCTCTGCCGTCTATGTTTGGATAGGCACTTTCAACGCTGTCTAAAACATCCATATCAAAATATTTTTGTCTTAATGCTCGTTGTTCTTTTTCTGCCAATTTAAGTTCAGCTTCGGCAGTTTCTCCTTTTCTATTTTGAAACTTACCTTTACCTAGCCAGTTGTTAGCAAACTCAGAATTTGGAGTAAGAAAAGTTAAACCGTCACTGTACCCCGGCACAAACTCATCTATATCCTGTTTGGACGCATGATAAAACACCTCGTCACTAAACCCCCCATCCTTGGCCCTCTGCATCCTAGCCTTCTGAGCTTCAGCCCTTACCGCTGCCGATGACTTATCAAGCCACTCCACAGAGTCAGCATAAAGTCCGGCCAGAGCATCGCCTGCCTCATACCACTTCTTCTTGGGGATTTTAGCCACCGAACGGGCCTCCAGCGTTGCTCAGTTCCTGCATCTGCTGAACAACACTGCTCAGTCCTGATGTCTTAGATGTGTTCTCAAGCTCCTTACCCTCTGCCTCGGCAAGCTGGTTAGCTGCCTGTGCGCCTTTAAGAGCGATCCCGGCCTGTTTGTCGCCTGCATCAACCTGTGCCTTGTAGCGGTCTGTGGTGGCCTCAAACTCACGCACATTTAGCTCTTGTGACTTGATTTCCAGCTCGCGCATCTTAATCTGAATGTTGCCTTGCGACTCCATCTGCTTAGTCTGTGCGCTTATCTCCTCTGCTTGAGCAGACTTCATCTCAGCCTGTGCTGCAATCATCATAGGGTCTTCAGGCGGCGGCTGTTGTTGAGACTGCTGAACCTTGGCCTTCTCCTCATCCGTCATCTGGTCTTCTGGTATCTCTCCAGCCTTAAACAATCTAGCCCTAGCTCTGGCCGCCAACTGCTCCATGCCGGGACTAGCCATGTTGTTCATCAGGACATCACCGCCTAGCTGCAACACCTCTGGCGCAACCTGTGCGATAGCCGTAATGCCAGATACAGTCTCAGACTGGCGGCTGCTATAGCTTGGGCCTGTTGTGCAGATTACATCGTAGACACCTTCACTCAGGTCGTTCAGAACAACAATCTCGCCTGTCTGTTCATCCTGTACTTGAGTGCCAAGAACCTGCATGTCAAACGATCCGTCCTCACCTAAGATTCTGACCTGACGGCCTTGGTCGTAGACTCTTGGTATAGCATTAACCAGTATGCGACCTGTGTGCCGCTGGGCTATCTGCCGGGCAACCATGAACTTGTTGTTGCCCTCATCGCCCTTATCTTGCAGCTTCTGGATCGCCAGACCTGACTGAGCATTCTTATTATCGCCCATGTTGGCATGAAACATCCCGGCGGTTGTGCCTATAATCGCCTGCATAGTCTCAGTAATTCGAGCCAATCCAGCGTTAGGCGTAGCACCGCCTGCTCGAACTGGCGGCCCCGGAGCATCCTCATCAAAGCTATAATTCTGTACCGGAGACTGCGATACGTTGAGCCTTGACCAATCTTGCCCTTCCTCTTGAGCTTCTGTGGCCCAGAAAAAGTCTTTAGGCGCGAGTGATGTCTCTGCCACTTCACGCGACAGGCTGTAGTTTAGAACCCGCTGGGCATCCATACCCTGCTCAACCTGACCCCGGTAGATAACCTTGTTCTCGACATATTTCCAGTTGGCATAGACTGGGATGATGTTTAGCCAGTTCTCGAAGAATGTCTCTCTTGGCTTGCCAATCCAGCCGGTGTTATCAAATAGCCGTGAGAACATCTTCAGCTTAGTACGCTTCCTGCGCTTAATCTCAGTGCTTCCAGCCCTTTGCAGCTCGTCATAGACCATTAGGTAGTCAGCATCAACCTCAATGACCTCACCTGTGTCCATTAGCGCCAGTTCATGCTGAACAGGGAGCAGATAGCGGAACTCACCAATCATCACAACGTCTGCTCGGTGATAGTATGTGTTACTGGTGCGGTCTGAGCCTAAGTTGCCCCCATCACCACGGTTAGGGTACTTGTCTTTGAATACCTGCTCTGCCAATCCTCTCAGAACAAATCCATACTGAGCATCAGAGCCATCGCGCTTCTTGTGCATTCCCAGCCATGTTGAGTCCAGATAGTCGGGTATGGCCTTAATAATTAAGTCTTGATCGAAAGAATCACCATCAACGTATTCGGTTGCTATCTCCCAGCCATCTACACCGCAAATAATGGATTCAAGGCCAGCTTGGTCATAGACCTGATCCGCATCCGATATATTCTCAATATTTCTGACCATGCCATCGTAGAGCTTGGCAGTCTCTTTAGTTGCTGAACCTCCAGCCGGGCGCACCTTGATGTCATAGCTTGTCCGAGACATCTGGCTGTGGATTTGATCCACCAGTGAGGTCACCATATCAAAGGTATAGCGAGGGGCGTTGTCGTTGATCTCTTTCCAGCGATCCTCCCACTGACCATCAGGAGCGTCCACAAACGCATTGGCCTCTCTAGCCTTGTTCCTTCTATCGTGATCCGCTGACTGGGCATCATCTAACGCCTGAAGCACCCACGAATGGTTCTCATAGTTCTTTTTTTGGCTCATATCAATTCCAACCTTGGTATTCTTTCTTTTTTGCTTTCTTTTTTAATTCGACTTGGCGCATTAACATCATCACCACATCGGCCATGTTAGGACTATCAATATCCATTCTCAGCATGTCAGGCTTGCTCAATATCTGAATTCTACCACTGCCTACATACTTTCGAGGGATAGTGCATATCTCGGTTCTTAGTGCAGGCAACTGCTTAATTTCTGAACTAAACGATATTAGGTCATCAGGGTTGAAAACACGCTCCCCCTTGTTAATCGCTAAATAGGTACGGAATATCCTATCGCGCAACATCCAGTAATACTGCGCCCGTTTGTTTGTGAACATTTCTTTATTGGTTTTCTGCTTCTTAATACCAGAGTCATCACTGACCGGGTCATAGCGTCTAGTCGGATGATCGCACCCTTCACTGCCCCTGAATACCTCAATCTCAACCTTTTTGCCAGAGAAAGCATCGGCCACTTGTCGCTTTAGCCCCATACCTACCCCATCACCATCCCAAGTAAATACATCGGGCTTGATGTCATTGGCATAGCTAGTAGCCCAGTCTGTAGCCGTATCAATGCGGCCTAGAGCCGTATCCCGTACATCCTTGATAACTGGCCCATGAGCATAGCCAACGGCCTTGTTGTCGCCTGTGTCAGCCGGGTCATAGGCCACGCGCTCCTGACCTAGCGGTTCAAACCCCAGTTTAATATGGGCATCAATACACGCATCAAACCACTCAGGTTGAATAATATTGTTTTCCACGGTGTCAGAATATCTCCCATCCCAGATATGATCGTACTCAGCTCTGGGCAAGTTCTTCCAGTCATCGGCTCGCTCTTGGATCATCTCAGGTGGCGACCACGGATTATCTTTGTAGTTCACCTCCACAATCATCACTAGATCGTCTTCGTACCTTCCGCACCTAGCCAGCTCTGGCTCCGCCCTCTTCAGATACTTCTGGCTAATAGCGTCTTTAGTCGTACCCCGGTTCATTGTAATCCATATCTCGCTGGACTGATCCCGGTCTATGCTGGTCACGTTATCTCTGGCACTGGCGCGGATTGATGGAGTCAGCACCTTGAGTGAGTTTTTGCTGATTGATTCACCCTCTTCTATCCAGAGCCGATTAACTCCAGCAATACTCTTGAGGCTTGTGATGTTCCGGGCTAGACCCTTATAGATTATCTCTCCACCATTGCGGCCAACGATCTTGCTCGCCATGATGTCAAACTTCTGCTGTAGTCCCAGCCTCTCTATCTCCATACTCAGGTTCTCATGCACCGAGTCATCAATAGAATTCTGGAACTCTCTAGCACAACAGATACGCTCACCATGATCGGCAAACATCAGCATAATATCGCCTACCCCTGTGGATTTGGTGCTGTCCCGGCCTCCCACCGCTATCTTAATGCGCTTGGGCTTAGACAGTAGCCACGTTAATGGCTCTGCCAGCTCTAGCCCTACTGAGACTTCAGCCGTTTCCATTGGTGTTTCTGACCGGCGTAATCCGCCAAGGGGTGCTTATTCTTATGGGGCTATCTCCACCATCTAGCGTTAGCTTGTCATTGAAGAAGCCTATGTGCCTTCCTATCATCTCTAGTCGCTTGGTGCGGTCTGATAGCTTGGCTTTGATTGAGATGCCTTCAGGAAGCTGCTGAGTGTCTAAGCCTGACAATAACCCTTGCCGCCATATCAGAGGCCACTCATGCACTGGCTTTATCTCACCCTCGGTAGTGTATATGTCGGCTAGGTCAGCTTCAGCCTCTGCCATCAGCCGGGTAAGTAGGTAATCAGCGTCACAAGTAACACGCTTAGACCTCTCAGCCTTTAGTGCCTGTATGCGCTCTGTAATGTCTGGTTTAGTTAAGTTTTCGCAGCCAATAACATTGGCACTGTTCTTGCTATAGCCAGCGCGAATAGCGGCCTGCGTCGCATTAAGATCAACAATGTATTCGAGACAGAACATCTCTTGCTTGGCGTTAAGTTTAGCGGTCAAGCCATCCTCCAATCAATGAAAAAAACCCCAAGTAGGGGCAATTTATAATTATTCTAATGCCTATCCCCTCTCACTGCAACTCCTTAGTTCTAGCCCTGTACAGCTCTTTAATGTACTTGTAATCATCTGCCCGGCGTTGTGGCATCTCATGGGGAGCCTCTAGCCACTCTACAAAGTCCAAGCCTATCCGG